AGCAGCGATCTCTGGTAAGGAGAGTAATGACCTTGGCGGCGGTGAATGGGCCAAGGGTGGTTCCCAACATATGTTTGGGAAGGGCTCGGCTGGCCAGAAAACTCCCGGAGTAAGCGGGAAGGAATCGCAAGTCGGGTGAGCGTTTACGCGAACACGCGAAACGCATAAAGGATAACGCTCATGTCCATAACCTACGTCGATATCGACTATAGTGGACGGGTTGCTGCAATCATCGCCGTAGGTACAGCGCTGGGTGCTCCTACCAATCTCCTGCCTGCTCCATGGGCGTCACCGGGAGAGTTTCTGTGCCTCCAATACATAAACAACCTTCGGGTGTTTATGGGAGAAGCCCCGCTGACCAATCTCGACTATACCGGGTTTCAGGCTGCGCTGAATGCGCTTTCAGCTATGGCACCTGCACCACCTGCTACGCCAGTAGTGACACCTGGACAAACTTTCAACATCACTCTGCCGGTAGCAACGAACCAGATTATTGGTTCGGTAGCCGCTAGTAACAGTCCAACAGCTTTTGCCATCAATCCCCCTAATACTTTTTTCGCCATTAGCAATGCTGGACAGCTTACGGTGACGGCGTTGGGTGCGGCAGGGATTGCGGCGGGAATGACGAACATAATGGTCGAAGCTACCAATGCAGGTGGCACCAGTCCAGCGGTGAATGTGGGTATATCTGCTGCTTGAACATAATACTATGAGAGTAAAGTGGTGGTTGCGCATACAAATATACCCTACCAGTTCGATGTCACGAACACGACCAACGTCGTGAATATACTTGTGGAAAAGATCATCGAATTGGCTACGGACAACGGCCTCATCCTGCCGGATGAAGTACGGCCTTTTACGCGTGTTGACTTGGCTGAAGTCGCCGATGCCATGCGGAAAGTTGCCGACTGGCAAACACTTGTTGTGAACAGGTTAGGGTTGTCACCTCGATTAATTCCAAGAGTTTACGAACAATGCGATTATGGTTCGATTATTTCATATGCAGGGTACTATGGTGATAAAATGAACGCGATTATTGATGAACTCCAAACACAGGACTCGTCAATAGCTTATGACGTACCAAAAGAGAAGGTTTACTAAAATGGATCGAATTAAAAAGGGTGATTCGAAGCCACGATGGTACGACAAACCGGAAGATGATTTCGATAAACATGAATGCCCGGACAGCGGTGGATGTTACCAAGAGCTTTCTACATTGGGGGCATTCGCTGAATGTGTTGATGGATCGCGTGACAAGCGTCTCCATGAACGCGACTACTGCAAGGAGTCACTCAAGAACAATCGAGAGGATGAAGGTTTGGTAATTAAACCCGACACCAGTGGACCGCCGTTCACGAATGTCTCTCGTCCCCATCGGGTAATGTAACTTGCACGCGACAGAAGGTTTTTTAATTAAAGAAGCGTACACTCTATCAAAGTTGAACGTGGAACAATGGCAAAAGTTTTTAACCGCATTAGACCTTTATACTCGACACCGGATAGAGCGTGGGGTCAGTGCTCCAACTTCGGAGTTGCATGTTACAGTCGGTATGGCTAGACAAGCATTAGAGTTTATTTCGCTGATGCGTGGGTTAGATGAGGCGTACGAGAAAATAAGAAAGCAAAATGGCTGACAACGTTCAAACAAAACCGACAAAAACTCCTGACCCTGGCGTTAGGCTGCCAGAAGCCGTTATGCGGGCAGCGGCACGGGCGAACGAATTAGCTGAACAGCAACGTGTTAACACACAAAGTCAGCCTCAATCTAATGTTCAAATGTCATTCGCTGACGTGAACTCTCCTACACCCCCTGTCGCTGAACGCCCACAGACCAACCCTTTACTAGCGACAAGACAACCGGCTCCTGCTCCTACTCCCCAACCTACCCCTCAACCTACTCCCCAGAGTAACGGGCAAGCCAAACAATATTCTGAAGATGAATTCCGAGCAATGGTCGGGCGTTACGAGAAATCACAGAAAGAAAACCAAAACCTTGTTAGTCGCGTCAATGAAATGCAGCGACTACTTGCAACTGTTCAATCGCCTCCCAACAATCAAGTTGGTCGAGGCGACGTAACATTTAATACACCCATTGCACCACGAAAGTATATCACTCCCCAAGACGAGAAAGAATGGAGTGTTGAGTTAATCGATATGGCTCGCCGTGCCGCTAAAGAAGTGGCAGAACAAGAATTGGCACCTGTGCGCAACGAGATTGGCGCGGTTCGTCAATCATTGGGTAATGTTCAGAGTCATGTTGCGTTGGATGCACGCGGACAAGTCTATCAGCGGCTTGAGAGTGAATTTGGTGCTGATTGGGATGCTACGATAAATCGTGATCCTGAGTTTTTAAATTGGTTGGGTCAGATTGACCCTATGACTGGGCTTCAGCGAAAGAATATCTTGCAACATGCTTTCGAACAAGGAGAAGCGTCTCGCGTAGTAGCAACGTTTAAGAGGTATCAGGCGGAACAGTTGGCGGCTTCGAGTCCCGTACAGACTGGAAGATCATCGCCGGGCAACGGGGCAGAAAGCCCTGAGAGTGGTACACAATTCGCGAATGTGGCCCACTCTCGGAGTAATCCTGCAACCACCCCGGCGGTCGATCTTGCAAGTCTTGCGGCACCAGGCCGAGCGCGTCCGGGGCAGACACAAGCTCCCCCCGATAAGCCTATAATAACGGGTGCGGAGATTGCGCAATTCTACTCGGACGTCACTAAGGGTAAATACAAGGGCCATGAAGAACTTCAAGCCCAAGTAGAAGCCCAAATCAGTGAAGCATCGAGAGAAGGACGCATTCGCCGCTAAGTTTAATCGTGGTTCACACTTCCTAAAGTTGTGTGAATTACTTGGCTTAACGGAGAAGAACTATGGCTCTCGGTCTTGCTAGTGGCGCAACACAACCGCCACTTTATCCTGCTGGTTCGATTAATCCCGACTATGTAGCTGCTGGTTTTGTTCCTGAAATTTGGTCCGGCAAGCTCATTGAAAAGTTCTACGCCGCCACGGTTTTAGCGGCGATCACAAATACCGACTACGAAGGCGAGATCAAATCTTACGGCGACCGTGTTCGTATTCGTACCAAACCAACTATCACCATCAATGATTACCTGATTGGCGGTGATTTGACGCTTCAGCGTCCTGTTGGTGGTCAGACGGAACTCACCATCGATCAAGGCAAGTATTTCGCGACCATCCTTGACGATGTGATCGAGAAACAATCCGACATCAACAATCTCTCGTTGTGGGCGGACGACGCGTCTGAACAAATGAAAATCGCGGTCGATACTGACGTGCTCAACTGGATGCACTCGGGTAACGCCGGTGGCACTCCATGGGCAGATTCGAACAATCGTGGTATCGCTGCTGGTATTATTTCCGGCAACATTAATCTGGGAGTAACCGGCACGCCTGTTGGCACCGTCGGTCGCAACCCGGCAGTTGGTCAAGTCGAGATGATCGACTTGTTGTTGAGGCTGGGGCAAGCACTTGACGAGCAAAATATCCCTGAAACTGGGCGCTGGGTTGTTATGCCCACCTGGGCTGCGTTCCAGATCAAACGTTCAGAATTGCGTGAAGTGTTCTTGTCAGGTGATCAGATCAGTATTCTTCGCAATGGCCGGTTTGGTCAGGTGGATCGTTTTACGATCTATTCGTCTAACCTTCTTCCTAGCGGCCCTGCTGGTTCTGCTGGACTGGCTCCTACAGAGTGGGTGATCTACGCCGGTCATGCCCACGGCTTAACGTTTGCATCACAACTCACAAACGTGGAGACACTTCGTTCTGAACGTACGTTCGGTCAAATCTTGCGTGGACTGCAAGTTTACGGCAGAATGGGCCTTCCTGCCCCTCCCCTGGGGGTTGTTGCGCTTGCCGAAGCAATCGTGGTTCAAGCAGGTCCGTAAGCCTCCCATACGGATACCTTGGGTGGGGGCAGTCCCCCACCTACTCTTAGAGTAAAATAAAACAAGTAAGGTAGACATGACACAGTACTTTCAAGTCAGTGATTACCTAGCAAATACTAGGTCATTTTTGCAGGACTTGATTGGGCCTCCCTATCGGTATGCAGACGCCGACATCGTGTTTGCTCTTAATACCGCAGTGGCAGAAATTTCACGTTTACGCCCAGATTTGTTCTTAGAATATAAATATCAACACCCACTTCCTCGAAAATCATATCCTGACGACTTGGTGCCAGGGTTGTTTACAAGTACGAGAACCACAGATGTGGTGCCGATCCCTCGTACTTATTATCAACCTACAATTTGGTATATGGCTGGCTTATTGCAGGCTTGGGACGTAGACGACACGCAAGACGTGAGGGCGCAGATGTTCTCGCAGAAGTTCGTTGGGGCTTTAACGAGTTTGGTGGCGTAATTGGCAACTGCGACACAAATTCGTATCATTGACGCAACCAGGATAACATGTCCCGGTGCGCTCGATGGTATGATTAACATGTGTTTGTTTGACGCCATTAAAGAGTTCTTCGCTAGAAGTAACTCTTGGCTGTTTGAAACAGTCGTGGGGATTGTTCCCGAGAGTAACGATTACATGCTTGATACGTGTCAAAATGTGGTCGTCAACCGATTGATGAATGTAGCGCAGCCACGAACAGCCCCCCCTCTGCCGCCTCGTTACCTGCCAATGGACCCCCCGCAGTTTCTGGCGATATGGACTGAAGGTGAAGGGAAAGACGAAACAATAAACCCATTGTTTAGTGTACCGCGTGACGCGGTGTTATTAAATGCTGGCACTAAATGCCCTATTATGCGTATACGTTGGAACCCTCAAGCGCCAATGTTTTGGGTGGTAACGTTAGCGTTGAACGTTGCTGATCCAGTAGACAAAGAGGGTTTACCCATAGTTCCTGATTGGATACTTGATAAGTATTACGACTACATAAAATCTGGCGTTATCTCCCGGTTACAACAGCAACCCGGTAAAGCATATTCTTCACAACAGGGTGCATCATTTCATGGGCGCAAATTCAACGAGGGAATAGGACTTGCTCGTACTGAGATACGGGCAATGTTTACGTACGGTGGGCAACGATGGGCCTTCCCGCAGGGCTGGAACTATAGGAGGCCATACGTTCCATGAACTTCCCTTTTAACTTTAGAAATCAAGCATATTTTTATGCACAGGGGTCCGGTGGACCTCTTGGTTCGTTTAGTAAATCTATGGCAGCAAAATCTACTATCGCGATTGACTATACAAGTATTTCTGGTTTTACAATGACGAACCAATCGTTTCTATTGGATATGCAAACGCAGCCACCGTTGATTATAAGTCAACCTGTTTTGGCTGGTCAAAGCAACATACTTAGTTTTGTACTAAGTGGTGGGTTTGGTGGAGTTGAGTATGGTTTATCAATTCACGCTCTTTCGAGTGTAGGGGGAACACTCCGTTCTGATACTTTAAAAGTGTGTATTGAAGCTCCTTATAATCAACACTGTGGTTGCTCTAGTTGTGGGCATGACCCTTGTGATTGCTGTGATACCATATTAGACCTTAAAGCACAAGTTGCTGTTTTACGACCTAATATGAATACTTTCGGGAGTAACTTTGTACAGTTTTACGTGGCTCCGATAGCACCACAGAACCCTAATTTACTTGATATGTGGTACAATACAACGAATGGACTTTTTTACGATTACGTATCTAACGGCGTAACAAACTCATGGCAACTTCAGGGTGGTGCTAGTAGTGGTATATTTAATGTACCCGTGACAATTAATAACTCTTTAACAGTGACTGGTCCGGTTAATTTAAACTTGGATTGTGGGGTATATCCATGAAGTCGTTCAGTGCACCAGTTAATTTCAGCAACGCGGCTCAGTTTTATCCTGACAGCACAGGAAAAATTGGCACGTTCTTGAAGTCACCGGCAGCGCAAACGTTGATGACATTAGATTACTCTCATAATCTTGCTACCGGAGTAACAGTTACTAAAGTTGCTTATATTCTCGATGTTCAATCGACCCCGTTGTTGATTATAAGTAATTCTGTTACCACGGCTCAAATGTTAACGTTTATTTTGAGTGGTGGGTGGGCAGGACTTACTTATGATCTAACAATACAAGCAACTTTGTCTACTGGTGGGGTTCGTACCGATGTTCTCACGATTGAGATAGTGGGAGATGATTGCATGAAATATGATCCCTGCTGTCTTCCAATGGGGAAACCCTTGAGTGCGCCCTCGCGTATCCCCAAGACGTTTCAACAGGCTGCTATGTCCAGCGATTGCAGCGTGTACAAGTCATCTTGTATCAGTTACTACATATGTGCCAGTGCGCCGGTTAACCCTAACGTAATGGACCAGTGGTATAACACAATCAATCACGGTATTTACGAATATTTAACTGATGGTGTTAATTTCTGGTGGCAACCGTTCTTCGTGAACGTGAAATATGCAGTTGCATCGTTGTACTATCAAGCAAGGGCTGGTCAAACAGTGTTTAGTACTTTGGCACCAGACATGCTTGGTAATTCTGGGGTAATCAACCCAACAGATTTCGTACAAGCATATGTGAATGGTGTGCGATTGGTCCCAACAACTGATTTCACGTTTGCTGGGCCTTCAACTGTGACATTGTTGCGACCTATACCGGCCACTGATATTGTGATGATTGATATTCTTGCCCCAACTGTAATCACGCCCCCAATACCTCCAAGCGGCGGTGGTGGCAATACTCAAATAGTTATTAGCGATACTGCGCCTGCAAATCCAACCACCGGTATGTTGTGGTTTGATAGTGTGGGTGGTAATCTTTACATTTGGTATACTGACCCTAACGGATCGCAA